GCTTGTAGAAATACTTTAAAATCGCCCTGTAGGGCGGCTAGGACTTCGCTCATAATAGGGTGTTAGTTTGCAAGTTTAAAACCAAGATCAAAAGCTCGGCTATCTGCATTTACATTAGTTTGTGCTTCAATACCGCCGTAAGCTGCAGAACTACGATTTAAAGCTGAAAGTGGGTTAGTACTGCTAGGAATACCAAACCGAACTGTACCGTTGTGAATACGTAAGGTACCTTTAGGACGAATAGGTGTGCTATATGCAAACTTATCTACACCACCACCAGGTGCAATTCGGGTTCGTTCAATTAAATTTCTATCAATACCTTGTGCTAATTGAGTACGTTTAGTTTCCCACTTTTCTAAAGCAGTTTGATTAGTTACAGCAGGTTTCTTGTCTAAATGGTTGTAGTATTGCCTTAATTTTGTTTCTTGTGCTTCTTTAGCTTGGTTTTCAACGCCAGCAAGTTGTTGAATGTTTTCAGGTGAATGACCATAACCACCAACAGACTTGTAACGTACTCTCATTTCATCTATACCAACAGAACCACGAGTTTCCGCAACTTCACGTTCACCTCTAGCTAGCATTGAGTTAGTAAGACGATGATCAGCTACACCACCTTTTTGGTTAATGTAACTTGTTTTAATATTAGCTCTACGGCGTGTTGCTGGATCAGGTGTAGTTTGTTGTTGTGCTATAGCTCGGTTTTTGTCGGCTATTGCACTGCTTCGATCATCTTCATAACGAAGGTTTTCTCGGTTATTAGAAAGGTTGCCACCTTTCATTTTAAACTTACCTTGTATACCTAACGCTTGTTTAGCATGGCTTTGATTGGTACGTTCGCCTGTTTCAGTAGTAGGATTATCCTTAAGCCATTGAGTTATTCGTTGAGCATTGCGAAGTTTTGGATCACGTGCCATTTTTACTTAATGTGCGATAAAATCAATTGTTCTCTACCCGGATTGGCACCAAACGTAGCTCGCATCCAGGATAACCAGTTGCTTGTCCCCTTTTCTTGATTACATGTCCTGCAGGATGGAACCAAGTTTCTCGTGATTGTTTGTCCCCCAAAATAACGAGGCACAACGTGATCCAAAGTAAGTTCATGTAATTCATAATGTTCTCCACAATAAACGCATTGACAGTTGAAGTGTTCCTTAATGGCTCTACGCCACATCCGTTTGGCTTCAGGACTCGTCATGGTTATGAGGTTGTAAATGTAGTGATCAGGGGTAGGCAACAGCGGGGTCATGACTAAGCGTACTTCTTACCAGTTCTGGGTCTACGGCGGTTAGACGAAGGTGTTTCAAGTTTCCCGGTGTTTTTGCCGGTGTGAGAAGCATCTTTACCATCACCATTTCCATAAGTACCTAGTTTACGGTTAAGTTTGTTAGCAGCAGTGCGAATTTTAAGACCATTGCTGGTTTTGTTGTATGCTCGCTGTTGTTTCCGGCGTTTAGCCGCAGCTTTAGGGTTTGATTTGTAGTAATCAGACGTGCTTTGAGCCATACAATCTCCGCTGTACCATTTCAGGGTCAATCTTGGGCATAACTGTCGCCAGCTTATCCAACGGGTTGCCCTCATATGCAACACCGCTGATGTCATTTTTGGCTAACCAGTCACAAGCTGCTTTGAGATCTTGAGTACTGGCTTCACCAGATTTAATACGTGCAAGGAATTCAGAAGTGACGAGGTTATGAAGCTCGTTAAACTGATCCTCAGTTGCTTTTTTCTTCATTTGTCAAAGAGACAATGGGTACAATGTCTTGACACATTACCTCTACACGGCTACCGGGTCTAAAAGTAAACCCAGCTTTCATTAACTCTGCACACTTAAGCGCCCGTACTATTTCATAATCAAGACGCATCTTTTCTTCGTGACGTTTAGCTAGCTTTTTACACTGCTCAATCATACTACCATCAAGAGGAATGCTAAAGTTAAGTTGTGCTCCGTAGTTATTATTACGTGTGTAACTATCAGGCAAGACATCATTCCCCATGTAAAACGGGGAAAAAGTCATCGTTGCACCATTACAAGAATTACCCCCAGTAAACTGTTGTCTACTAGGGGCACCGTTGTTCTGGAATTGAACTGCTTGATTAGTTACGTTACCTGTAGCTGCTGCTACTGGATTAGAGGTATTCTGAACTTTGGGGTCTTCTACCGCTTTAACCGGCGCTACTGTGAGAAGACAGAGAGCGAGGTAGTAGTAGAAGTAGTGTCGATGTCGCGGATAATGTTGTTGGTTTCCACGACCCCCGCTGCACGGGTCACAGTCTCTAGTTGAAACTGTTCTCCTGCGTTTGTCACCGACCAAGTAGTTGTAGAGTCGGTAATACTCCCGCTTGGGGTTACATTTGTTCCAGACCATGATGAGTATGCACCACCGTAAACTTCATTAGCGATAGTTTCGGTGATGGTTTGAGTGGTGGTAGTGGTAGACTGCATACTACCTTGAGTAAACTGAGGGGTAATGGATTGAGCCATTGCACCGCTCGGGAACAAAACAAGCAAAACCAAGAGTTTTTGAACGATATTATACCGTTCGGGAATAGCGAATTTCATAGTTGGTTTTTATCCTTTTGATCTTTAGGGCGAGAGATTCCATATGATGCTAACGTTCCAGACAGCAATGAAGCTACGAACGTTGGATCCATTTTTTGTAACATTCCCATGTATGATGCAGTCAATACTCCTGCACTCCAAACAAGCACAAGAGCCTTCACGATCTCATTAAAGAAATCATGAATAAAATTTTTAGTCGTCTGCATGTGACTTTTTAGTTAGCAATTTTTTAATAAGGGGTTTTAAAATGCTAACTGTCCGTTTAAATACTGCAGTGGCTGTAAGGGTGGCTGCAACAGAGACAGTAGCTGTCGTTGTAGCCGTAGCTAAAATTTCAGGATTAGGTAACGGGACAGACAAGTCGGTACCCGGTACATCAAAGTATTGAACCTCCGATTTAGGCGGAGGCTGTGGAATAGGAGAAAGTACAGGTTTAGGTGCTGGGTTTTCCTCCGTCTTTTCCTCTTCTGTGTTAACACCCGCTACACCGGGAGGTGGACGAAGGTCACTAGGAGGCACTACAAGCGGCTTGTACGAGGGTAAAACAGCTCTTGGTACCTCCAGTACCGGAGGGGGGAATACAGGTGGCTCAGGGAGCCGTAGAACCGGCAGTACCGGCGGCTGCCCTAAGTCCATCAGCCACCAAAAAGACCACGCTCGATGAAATCAACAGCAGCGTCATCCACAGTGTTATCAGA